CAAAAAACGATTACAACAAATATGTACAATCTGGATATTATTTACCTAGTGAATATACAGGTGATGGCTCTGATCCATCTGGTGACACTATTGGAGAGGTCGAAGGTATTAATACTTATGGTGATGACCAACAAGATGAAGTTATGACTTTGTTGGAAATGCATGTCTATGAACTGTTTGAAGAGATAGATGATGTAGATCCAGAAGATGAAAATGCTGTAGCAACTCCATATGTGATCACAATTGATTATGATAGTGAAAAGATTGTTAGCATTAGACGCAACTATAGAGAAGATGACGAAAAGAAAAAACGCAGAGATTGGTTTGTCAGTTATAAGTTCTTGCCTGGTTTAGGGTTTTATGGTTTTGGATTGTTTCATTTAATCGGTGGATTAGGTAAGGCAGCTACTGGATCACTAAGAGCATTACTTGATTCGGCTGCATTTGCAAATATGCAAGGTGGTTTTAAGTTAAGAGGTAGGGTTGCAGGTGGTGAAGTTCAGGTCAATCCTGGTGAGTTTGTAGATTTAGATGCCACTGTTGACGATGTTAACAAGGCTATTATGCCATTGCCATTTAAAGAACCTAGTGCATCTTTATTTAATTTATTAGGTTTTATTGTTGAAGCAGGTCAAAGATTTGCTAGTACGGCTGATTTAAATGTTGGGGATGTAAATCCAAATGCTCCTGTTGGTTCTACAGTTGCGTTAATAGAGCAAGGTTCTAAGGCTTTTTCAGCTATCCATAAAAGGCTACATTATTCACAAGGGCAAGAATTTAAGATGCTTGCTAGATTGAATGCAGAATACTTGCCAGAAAGATTTACATTTTCATTTTCTGGAAGTAGCTCTGAAATATTTGCTGCTGACTTTGATGATCGCATTGATATACTCCCTGTCAGTGACCCCAACATCTTTAGCACTGCACAAAGGATTGCACAGGCACAAGCTGTATTGGAAATGGCTAGGTCACAACCTGATTTACATAATTTATATGAAGCATATAGAAGAATGTATGAAGCTATCAGAATACCTAATATTGATGAAATATTAAAGAAACCTGATGAAGCTCCAAGAACTGATCCAGTTGATGAAAATATGTCAGTGATGTATGGCAAACCATTAAAAGCTTTTCCAGAACAAGATCATGATTCGCATATTGCTGTACACATGCAGTTTTTACAAGATCCAATGTTAGGTGGTAATAATGCTACGAAGGGTATGCAACCTATCATGATTGCACATATTGCTGAACATGTTGCCTTGTTATATCGACAGAGGATGGAAGCAAGTATTGGAGTGCCAATGCCACCAGTTCCAGACTTTAAGAATCCTAATTATGAACCAAAAGACATTAATCCAGAGTTAGATCGATTAATTAGTCAAAGGGCAGCTCAAGTTGTTAGACAGTCACCACAAATGCAACAGATTGATGCCTTGAAAGCTTTGACAGGTCAACAACAGGCACAACAACAAAATCCATTACAATATGCACAACAACTTGCTAAACTTGAAGCAGATGCCTTGAAAGCTAGGACACAAGCACAAATTCAAGCTGATCAAGCCAAAGCACAATCGTCAATACAGATTAAACAAGCTGAAGCAGAACAAGATTTACAGATCGAAGCTGCCAAAGCCAAAGCTGATTTAGAAGCTAAAATCACTAAGTTAGAAGCAGAACTTCAACTAGAAAGAGAAAAGAATAATGCTAAATTACAAATGGAAATGTTGAAAAATGCTCCCAAGTAATTCATTAGCAACGATAAGACCAATTAATCCACAGGCTTTCGGACCTATAAGAGGTGCTTTGCCAATGGGTGGTGTTCCACCAACACAACAAGGTGGATTTAATGCTGAACAGTATTTAATGAATAAAGTCATGGAATTAAAAAGAAAAGGCATTGGAAGTGGTGCTTTAGGAAATATTATGGCATCAATGCCAATGCAAGGAGCTAGATAATGGGTGTAATATGTTTTAATCCAGATCGAATACAAGGTGGTCTTGATATTATCGAAAAATATAAAGATCCAGACACTGGTTTTTTAGATGCAAATAATCCAGATTATATAGCAGAATTAAATGCACATAATCAAAAATATGATGAATTAGAAAAAGATGTTGATTATGTCGAAAAAATAAAAGGTGAAATTCAAGAAACAAATAAAAAAATTATTGAGCAGCAGCAACAAGAAAAACAACAACAGCAACAGCAACAGCAACAGGAGCAACAAGAAGAAGATTCTGGTGCTTTAGCTAATATTGGTGCAGATGATGATGGGCAAGATACACAACCAAAAATGTTGTATGGTGGAGATTATAGTCTTGAAAGTTATGCAGGTGGGCAACCTAAAATTCTTTATTTTACAGGTTCTGATGGTAGAAGTTATGCAAAAAGATATGCAGAGGATGAATATATTTATGGTGGGCCACCTGATGGTGTAACCTTACAATTAACTTCTATTATTGCTGAAAGAAATGACGAAAATTTTAAAAAAGATGTTGATCCTACAAAATTTCAATATGGTGGTAAATTTACACCAGAGCAATATGAGCAAATGACTATCCAAGCCAACAAAGATGATCCTAGTGATAATGATGTTTATTATGATATTATTACTAAAGATCCAGTTACTGGAGAAGATGTAAAGAAAACATATGTAGATACTAGTGGCACAGGTCAAGGTATACCAGTTGGTGCAACTAATATCACAAGAGATCCGACACAATTAGGTTCATATGATGACGAAGGTAATTTTACCCAATACGATCCATCTTCTTACACACAACCAGTTTTAACAAAAACATTTCAAGGTTATGAACCTGTAACTGGCATGTACAGTGATGTCGAAGGAATTACACCAGAGCAATATGCTAATTTAAGTAATCAGGAAAAACTTAAATTAGCTCAATCAGATGTTCCCACTGCAAGCACAGATTTTAAAGATTTTTTTGATATGGGTTCTGGACAATTTGATTTAGGTGGATTTTTCGGAATGGATATAGATCCCACAACTGGAACTTCTGGTTTAGTTTTAAGTAACCCACCATCTAACCAATTCAACCTTGAAAAGTTTTTTAATCAAACAGAAGCAATGGGAACACAAAACTTTTTAAGAAGTCAGAGCACAGATGTATTAAATGACATTATTTTAGGTGGTAATGCTTTAGATGCTTTAATGGGTAAAAATTTTCAATTACCAGATGGATCTTTTTATTACGATAAAATTTATCAGGTTGTTGATAACAGCATTACAGATCCAACCGACATGAGAAGATATGGATCTACTAAATCAAATGCTGATGTTACACTTACAGATTTTACTATGGGTGGTGGTGGTGCTATTCAAGGTTTTGACATGGGTCAATTAGAAGGCTTTTTTAATGATCTAGCTACTAATAAAAATCCTGTTACTGGTGACACAATGTATAGTGACACTGCTTATAGTATAGATCCATATAACATAAGTGGTGGTGATGATTCAAATGCATTACAATATAACTATGCCTACAGTCAAAGACCATTAACTGCACAAGCTGTCAGAGCTTACAAAGGTGGATTAGGGCCTTATGCTAATGTTCAATATTTAACAAGATATGGGTATAATCCGACTGTCGGAGATGAAATGTTAAGGTATGACGAAGCATCTGGTGTTTACTTTGATCCTGTTACAAATTTGCCAATTAATCCAGAAATGTTAGAGGGATTTGCATTAAGTGATCCAGAAACAGTTGAACTTGGTGGCACTGAAAGTGTATATCGTGGTCAAATGACAACAAACCCAGTAACTGGTGAAAAACTATATTATGATGCAGAAGGTAATCCAGTTACAGAAGAACAATATCAACTTTTTACAGAACCTATGGAAACAGGAGTAACTTAAAATGGCTGAAGTAAACGTAGAAAACATGGAAGAAAATGCTGAACTTTTTATTGAAAAGATGGGATTTCCCCATACAACAGAAGGTTTAGAGTTATCTGATGATCAACTAGTAAACTTTTTATTGTTATGTCACCAGTATCAATATGGTGTTGGTGAAGAACAACAAGAAGAGATGATGGATGAAGAAGAAATGATGGAAGATCATCATGGTGATGACGTAAAAGTCAAAGTTATGAAGATTGGATCAGGTGATAACATCCAAGAAATGATGAATAAAATGTTAGGGGGTTAATATGCCATTTAGTAAATATTCACCAAAACAAAAGAAATTGGCTGCACTTGCAGGTAATAAAAAGAAAATTACAGCTGCTGATTTAAAAAAGCTTAGAAAAAAGAAAAAGTGAGTCGGTTAGATAAAATACCTTTATTTGGTACGTTATCTAATTTAATCAAAGAAGAATTAGTTGAACCTACCATAGATCAGTTCTTACGTTCAGTAAGAGGGTATGGTGCTCTTGGTGATTTACCTAAACCAATAAAAGGTGATTTAGATCCTGCTCAAATGGGTAGGGTAAGACTACCTACTTTTGTAGAAGATGTTCCTTTTGAAACAACTCCATTAGGATTAGCTGTTCCAGAAAAGACATTAAAAATAGAAGAATTGCAAGGTCGTGTATTAACACCTGCCTATGGTGATAGAACAGCAGCTGATGCTACATTGAAAAAAGTTGGTGAGACAGAACTAGAAACACCTGTTGAGTTGCAAGGTGGTCATGGATATATGCGTGAGGGTGAAGGTGTTTGGGCATCAGAGTTTCCTGCGATGAAATCAAAAGCTAGTGCTATGGAAAAAATGGATGATCCATTAATGATTTATACTGCAATGGCAGGTCAGGCAGGTGATTTTTCCAAGATGATGTCTGATACAACTTTACAGATTATCAAGCAAAGTAAGATAACTAAAAAAGCAGCCAAAGAATATGATAATAGAATAAAAAAAGAAGTTGATCCTAATTGGGTTGGGATCTTATCAGAAAATGTTGATGAATATGTGGATAAAATGCCTGGTACAAAAAGAAGGGAACTGTGGCAACGTATGGATGCAGATCAATATCGTTCTCAAGGTTTTCCAGATAT